TTGCTGTGCCGTATGGCTCGTATGCTCTTTGTTTAAACTCTGTAAGGTGGTCAGCGTCATATCCTATCTTGCCGCCGCGCGACTCTTCGACTCTAAGTGTCACCTCTGAAATGCTTTTTTTCTTGCCTTGCTGCGTGGGCTGACCTAGCTCTAGGTTCAGGGTTTGTATATCTGACTGGATAGGTAGTCCAACATGAATCTTAGTGGCTGGATGAGAGATTGTAATCGCTCCTGAGGCAACTGTTTGTTGAGCTTCGACATTACCATCAGCCAGGATAGATACTGTCTTGCCTTCTAGGTGTCCAAGTCCTGAAATCTCATCGACTCCTTTTGACCAGGTAGATACCGCAACACTTCTAAACGCCGAAGGTACATCCCTACCCGCTTTGACTGTTACGACTGTGACGCTGGTGAAGCCCTGAATGGTACATACGAGTGTCTCTGTGCCTACAGTCAATACGATAGTGTTTCCTACATCGCCTGATGTAAAAGTACTGGCGCTTGCTGTAAGTGTCAAAGTCTCTGAATGAGTCCAAGAAGAACCTCCCGATAATGTCATTGTTGTTGACCCTGTGTGTGTACCATCGTATGACAGCCCTGAGTCCACAAAAAACGCATCAGCAACATCTGTAAATACTCTTGTATTCAGGCGTTCTATGTAACGCTTAGTTGCGCCATTAATCGTGCGCTTAACAACAAAATATGTGGCATCCTCGTCACCCTCAGCGATGGTACAAACGCTCTCGAAAGTGCCGTCAGTATCGTGTCTTGACCAACCCCATACTTCATGCTCTCTCATGTAGGTTAGGGCCGCTAAAGTTCCATCACTCAATACTGTCCAAACAATAGAATGCGGAGCTTGAGCGTAGGCCCATTCTCGTACTGTCTTGCCAGCAAACAAGTGACTCGCTAAAACTGTTAAATCATTACCTGTATAGGAGTCAGACTCTAGCGCAAATGCCAGGTCTCGAATAATAGCTCCTTTGGCTTGTAAATGGATAATCGTGTTACCAATAACAATAGGCGGCGCATCTGCTGAACCACGATAACCTTGAGGCTTGACCTGGATAGCTGACGGCGTGATGACGCCATCGTTAGAAGTCAATAACCATTCACCACCTGAAGTCAGGATTATCATGTCGCTAAGTGGAACCAGGTGTCTCACTTCGTTAACCTGGGACGCAGCAATAGTAAAAGTCACCGCGTCATCATCTCTAAGCGGCTCTGAGATATTAAAGTTATGGTAGTTACCTGTTTGCGACATAAAGATTTTCTGAGGATCATTGTTTGTTTGTCCAAAGACTAGTCGCTGTTGGTAATAAGCTACTGTTGCTGGGTACTCATCTGTTGTGTTGAATATGGTTCTTGCTGTAGCTGGCGTATCGTTTGCATCCGCTTCAATATTGTCATCTTTAAATGAAGTTGTTGTTGACCTCCCAATAAAGCCGTAGATACCACCACGCGATTTAAAGACATTGTAGCTGTCTGCTCCACTTACCGCTCCCCAGGAAATAGTATTGGTAATGGTTGAACTGAGATTGTTATTGGTAATTGATGTCGCGCTTGATGCGACAGACTCATCACCTGTCTCTGTCTTAACTGCTGTGACTACATACGAGTAGGATGTTCCTGGATTGCCGCCATCATAGTTTTGCCTGGTTGAAGAAACACTACCAGGAGCTGCCATTGATGTGCCAAATGAAACAGAAGTAATTGACCAGGCAGTATGAGAGGTTCTTTTGACTTCTTTTACTGGGTGGGATGGATGACAGATTGTCATGACATCAGCAGACTGCGTAAAGTTTAAATCAGCCAGCTCAGTATCTGAGTATGGCGTTGCTATGGATACTGGAGAACCACTTGATAAAACTTGGCCACCATCTTTAATGACTCGCATTGTTTGATGACCAAACTCTAGGATATAAGTTTGCTCGGTATTAAATTCAAATGGAATAAGCCTGGTTGTTTTTGCTGAGTTAGCTGTCTCACAGACAAACTTAGTGCCTGGACGATAGGCTACTCCGCCATGCGCTTGGACAAAGAAGTTGCGACAAGTCTTGAGTCCTGTTGCATATTTAGCCAGGTCAACTCTCGCATGTAGAGATGGGGCTAACTCACCGCCTGAGAATGATGGTTGTATCGTATGTACAGGCATTAACTCCGCCCTGTTATCCAGCTCGCATCTGTATTTCTATCTATGTGAGACTCGTTAGCATTAAATGTCTTAGCCTCACCTAGTACAGTCAAGTACATTTGGTAGGCTTGCTCCATCCTCTTCTCGTCCCTGGTGATTGGCATAGCTACTTCACTTGCCAGCTTCCACGCCAGGGCATTAATAAACATAGGCTCAAACACCAAAGTGTTGGTTGCCTGGTAGGTATAAATTAGGGTTGCTTGTTCTTGGTCAGTTAGTATTACTCTTGAGTCATAGGCATCACCTAGAGCGACTTCAAAAGGGATTGGGTCGTTACTGCCAGCAACAGTATTTGTTTGTAGTATTTCTCTTGCAAAGAGACAGTCATTTGGATAACTGTATCGATATGCCCAGTTGCCAGGAGGCGTACCTACATCTGACAAAGCTATGTGACGAGTAGCAAATCCCCAGGGAAATGATCTCAGTAATGTGTCACGCGTATCTGCGAATAATAAATTACAATGAAAGGCCTCTTCTGAAGCCTCTGTTAAACTTGAAATAGTGGCACTTGCTCCGATATGGGATAGTGCTAAATTACATATATCGACTTCACTTGCCATTGTTCTTCCTTCAGTTAGTTAAAACCAAAGGGCAGTAGTATGAAAAGTTTAAAAAGAACCTACCGCCCGATGGAATTAAAAATCACACCTTACTGCACATTAGCGCCGTCAGGGTATGCGTAGTACTGCTGTGCATCTTTAACAATTGACGCACTAACAGTCATTGTTGGGCTTGAACCCCCAACATCGTAGTTAAGACGGATATAACGCTCATTTGTATCAGGTAATCCCATTACAAGTGTGTCTCCAGCAGCAGCCGCAGATATAGTACGAGATGTTAGTACTGTACTTGCAGAGCTGAATGAAGAGTTATCATCTGTCTGTACTTGAACAGCTAGAGTTGGCGAAGAGCCACCCATAGCCACATCAAAGGAAACAACGATTTTCATGTCCTCGCCTGGGCCAATGTCTCTGTCTGCACCGAGGTCGATGACATTAGTCGAAGCCGCATCAGCCGTTACAGACTGAGCATCGGATAATTGAAGATTGTAATCAATAATCATTTATTTACTCCTGTGTTAAACTTAGCTTACTAAGGCTTCGTTGTTTAAAATAGCGTCATTCCTTCTGAATGGAATACCATCAAAAGACAATACACGCTTCCCAGCTACCTCATCCATAGAGATACGAACATTACTAGTGTTAGTAATTTGGCGTCTTAGGATTGAAGAAATTGTGCGGTTACCATAGAACACGCAACGACCTAGATTTACATTAGGAAGTTTCTCTATAGCTTGTACCATTAGGTCAACTAATTCAGCAGATGAACCTGAAGCGTCCTTAGTTAAGTTAGATACATCAATGTTCGGGATACGAACAATGTAACGCCAATCTCTGACTGACATACCGATGTCCCACTTGTAGTGAGTTCTGTAACCCTGGTACTTACCATTTGCAGCATCCTCTAAAGTGACTTCACCGAGATCGTGGTGGTTTAGACCAGCTTGTGAACCTTTAGGGTAGATGCCATGACAAGTGTTAGGCCCCCAGCACACTAACCAAATAGATGTGTTGTCTGAACCTGACCCACCACCTACGATGATGTTGTCACCTGACTCAGCAGTAGTTGAATTATAGCGAGCTGATAGTCCCATGAATTTTTCAGGGTCTGTACCAGTATCACCATAGAACAATGTGTTGGCCATTGTTTGGTTCATTGACTCTAGGAATGCTCTGTCCTCAGATAGACGGAAAGAAGCGGTGTTACCATTTAAATCAGCAAGCGCCTTATCCACTTCAGCATAAGCCTCAAGCATACCTGTTGTATCAGTAATCTGAACAGTTGTACTCTTTGAAGGCTGAACACCATAGTTGAGCTTACGCCATGTTGAGCTTGGAAGTCCTGAACGGACTGTAGTTCTATGACCAGTTGGAAGATTTCCTTCTAGAAATGTCATATCCTCTAAGACTTCATTAGTCTCAGATAACAATTCTACGATAGTATCAATCTTGCCATCAGCGTCATACCTCTTTGCTACATCAGCCAAAGTAGGATTTGTAGTTGACAATACTGCCATTGTTATACTCCTTTAAGTATTATTATTAATTTTGCATTGATGGATAAAGGACAGCTTCACGCGTTAACTG